TTCTGGTTCATTTCCTATCTCCTTTAAATCTTTATATATGGGTACGTTTGGCCAATGTTTGTTTAATACTTTACAACAGAAGTCATCGAACTCACAAAAAGCAACTGTGTCAAAACCACCAGTCGCTTCTAGTCCCAAGCTGAATCCTCCTATCCCTGAACAGATATCTAATATCTTAATCATCATAAAATAAATCCTGTTTTCTTTTTTTGTACTCTGCCTCAATCCTGGCACAAGCAATATCAAAATACTCTTGACTCATCTCGATACCAACGAACCCAAAGCCTTCGGCTACAGCAGCCTTGCCTGTGCTTCCACTGCCCATAAAAGGGTCTACGACCACCCCACCTTTCGGTGTTACGAGTCTGCAAAGGTATCGCATCAGTTCAGTAGGCTTAACTGTGGGGTGAGTGTTTTTGTATGCAGTATTTCTACCCTCAGATATGCTACTCGCCTTCCCACTTGCACCATTGCCCGTTTGAAATTGCACCCATTGTTTCTCTACAAACGCATCCATCCCCTCGTCTCTGTCCTTCTTGCTGGTCTTAGGACAGTAGAAATAACGAGCTGCTGTGCCTGTGTCTCCCAAACCACCTAAATTTTGGGCTTTATAATCTTGTTTATATTCACCATATATTCCACCTGTTGCTGATTTTTGAGAAGAAATACCACTACCACCACTACTTTTACCTGTCTCTGGAAATATATCTTGCACCACCTCAGAGCCATCGTGCATAACATTAGCAGGAAATCTGCCTTGTGAATAATTATATTCATCTGCACCATCGCTTTTACCATATATATGAGCATCTTTATGCCCAAACCCACCCTTTGTATGTGGGTTTTTCTTGCTTATGTCATCATCTTCAACCATACCAACCCGACACTCATCTATGTTGATACCACCCGTGCCACGCTCTAGGACATTGTTAGCCACAGTTCCTTTAAATGGTTTCCTAGCCATAACAATCGGCTCATGTGCTGGCTTTAAAGCTGTACCCCAACCCTCGTATTCTGATGCGCCTTTCGTTACATTTCTTGTTTCTATTTTAGTTTTTCTACCAGCGTGCATTGAGCCAGATTGCATGCCCACATCTATTTTTTCTGTACCAACCACCTCTCGCTCATTGCCCTGCAGCTTATCCACAGCCTTGCCTATGTTATGCGACTTAGGAAAACCACTACCATAGAGCCACATCAACTGATCGCGTATCTCAAAGCCTGCATCCTCAATGGGTATAGCTCCTCGGTGATAAGTGCGTGAGCCAAAGAATGATAAAAGGTGAGCGCCAGGCTTTAACGCACCCAAGACTTCCGTCCAGATATCTACGCCAGGCACATCGTAATCCCAAGCCTTGCCCATGAAAGATAGACCATAAGGCGGATCTGTTACACAAGCGTCTATGTCTTTTAACAAAGGCAAGACATCTTTGCAATCAGCACAATAAAGTGTTGCATTGCCTATTTTTTTCATTTGTTTAATCATCTCTTCTCTCTCCCTTTAAAATACATTCTTGTGCAATACCTTCTGATGATTGCCACCACTGTTAATACTCCGGCTTGTGCCAATGAGATGATGAATGCGTTGTGCGTAAACATCAAGCAAATTGTCAGCACCAACCACACCAAAGGCAAATTGATAGCTGTGCCCATAAATGTATCAGCCACTGATTCTTTGAGGGCCGGTTTGTCTAGCTTAATCATCCCAAGGTTTACTCATTTGATTGTCTGCTAAATAATACCAAGTGTTCTTTCCGGGTATGCTGTGTGTCTTAACCTTCTCGCCAAGATACTTCTGCACATGTGAAACGCCATACCTTGCTGCTCTCTCCCCCGATGCTAGATCTTTTTCTTTCAATGCTTGTCGAGCCAACAGCTCTAGATCTTGTCTTGTATAAAAAGTATACGAACTCATAGCTCCAGCAATGACCCTAGCTATCTCAACCTCGTCCGGCGAGTCTGATGCATCCACCACTCTAAAGAAGCCTCGCTCAAAGTCGAAGTAGGCTAAATGCTGATCGGGTTCTCTTGCATTACGAGCTTCATAGAACAAGGTGACATTAGGTTTCGTGCCCGACAGCTTGACCCCTGAGTCCATCCATCCAGCAAAAGCACTACCCCCACGAGCTGACATGAACGAGAGATCGTCTGCCCTTTCTTTGCCAGTGTGATGAGCAATGATGACAGCTACTTTAAACAGTTCGATAAGCCTATCTATTCTAGATAACATCTCGTGGATTTCTGAGTTAGAGTTCTCCTCTCCACTAAAGAAGTTAATGATGGGATCAATCATAACCAAGTCAGGTTTGTGATACTCAATGCTCTCTGCAATAGCATCCATGTCGCTGTCTCTCATAATGTTCTTTCTCAATCTGCCCGATGCTACAAGATTTGATTTGCCTAGGTTGTACAGCTCCGGGTCATGATGAAAAGGTTGGTAGTACATCTCAATTCTTTTCTTTAAGAACTCATGAATAATCTCTGCCTGTAGCCACATAACTTTAAGAGGCCTAGAGAACTGTGTTCCCATAAACTCTGTGCCTGTGGTTGCAGACGCTGCAAAAGCTCCAAGCCAATGCGACTTACCAATCTTAGGTTTACCAAGCAACAATATCCTTGATTGCTCAAACACAAATGCATCGCCCCAAAACTGTTCGATGCGACTTGAATCCATTGTTTCCCAAAAGGGATCGTTGAATGTTTTTAATCCCAGGGGATCTCTATCTACAATAATCCTAGACTTCTGCTGATCGATTGGGTCTTCTTGATCCATGATCTCTTTGAGTTCATCTGCTAAAGGTATTTGCCATTGGCTTGTCTTCCACTTGAGTATCCCGGCGTCTACATCGTCTGGGTTTCTTTTTAAGTGTCCAGTACAAATACTGTTGGCTGTTTGCAATACTTCTTGCACAGTCATGGGTGGGGTGTTGGTTTGGTTCCAATCCAATGCTTTAATAATAACTTCACGCATGCCCCAGCCTTCGAGTATCCATTTACCCACCAAGCGAGCAAGGGTATCGTTGCGCATTCCAGATTGCACGCCGTTTATTGATAAGGGTGTCTTGTGCTCTCCACCAATTTTACCATCGTTGTTAAAGTCATAGATGACATTCATGTCTTGGCTGTTAAGCATAGGCAAGTCATCCATTGAATTTATGAAAACGCCTTCGGTAAGTTCAAACCTGTAATTGTTAGACGGACTAACCATGACATAGCCACCCTCTCCTCTTATATCAAGCCGACCTGATGTATTTCTAATGGTTAGGTTGTCATTAATAGCATAGAAATAATGATACCCACCACGAGGAGTTTTCTGTTTAAGGGTTGTTCTTGTTACCTGACCGGACTCTACGAAATCACATGCCTCTTGCGTATCTGCATCAAGCACAACAAAACTAATGCCCGTGACCACAGCCCAATTGCAATGAGGAAACTCTAAGTACCATTGCTTTATCTCCTGCATCGTTGGTTGGTTGGTTAAGAAGTTGCCCCATTTAACTCTTGGAGTTTTAGACCAACGCTTTAATAGTACATCTTCTTCTTCGTTTGGATGCTTTCTTTTAAAATAATCTGGAATTGTATCTGTCCTTGAGCCACAAGGTATTAGATGAAAGTTGTTTTCATAGTATGAAGTCAACATATCTCTGCGTTCTTTATTAAGTATATCGTCTCCAATAAGACCGAAGTTTAAATCAAGGGCCATGCTACGACTCTACTTTTCCATAGATGCTTTCCCAATCAAGGGCATGCCCGGTGAGCTTGATTAATTTCTTTGCTTGATTAACTGAGGGCTGTCTGCTTCCGTACCTCCACGATCTTATGGTGTCAATAGAAACTCCTAGCTCTTCAGCCAGGGCTCCTTCGCCTCGTTTTTGAATGTAGTCTTTTAGTTCCATGTCTCTCCTATGTTTAAGGTGACACACTTTAATTTTGTAAGGAGGAAACTCATCGCTGGGGGGCAGATAAGCAACCATAAAAGTGTGTCATATAAGATGATAAATTAAAATGTACAAATAGTACAGATATTTCTTGACAATGTTTTATTTATCATTAAGATTAAGGTATTGAAGTTTGGAGAAACTAATGACTGAAAAAGATATAACAGAATTTTGCCTTGAAGCTTTGCTAAAGGCTAAGAAAAAGAACCTAACCATGCAGGCTGAATTAAAAGCAGAAAGCTCAAGGTTAGACATTGAAATTGCATCTCGTCCTGAGATACAAGAACACATTAAAGTATTATCAAACACCGGGGGTTCTACGAGAGTGCCTCTTAAAAATTTAATTCCATTTGATCTTAGGGTTCAATACAAAGTAACCAAGACTTGGGATCAAGGGCATTTAGCTAAGTGTGTTGCCGATGGATACAAGATACCTTTTAAGGTTCAGTATGCCGAAGACATCAAAGCTGTTAAGCAATGCATGGAAGATAACCCAGACCTTTGGGACTTTGTCCAAGAAGGTTTACAAACCAAGATTAATGAGAGGCCTTATGTGCAATTCATTGATCCCTTAAAAGGAGAAAAATAATGAGCAGACTAGGAGATTTTTTAATAGACGTTAAGTCTGATTCAGAATTTGTCATAAGTACTTGTAGCAGCTTCGAGCAATTTTGCAAAAGGATGAAAGACATTAATGACTTGTACTTACCAAGTGCATTATCAGACATATGGGAAGAACATGTTGGTTCTACTGAAGATAACACCGTGAACTTTCACGACAGGAGACCAAGATGAGTTTATTAAAAACTGTGGAAACAGGAATCAAAGTGCCAGCACTTAAGATCAATGTATCAGGAACCGATGGCATAGGTAAGTCAACCTTTGCATCACAAGCACCCAAGCCAATATTTATTAAGACAGAAGACGGAACAAACTTTATTGATGTGCCATCCTTTCCTTTATGTAAAAGCTACGATGATATCGTCAAGCAGATACAAACATTGATTGAAGAAGATCATGATTATAGAACCCTGGTGTTTGATACCACTGACTGGGCGGAAAAGCTGGTACAACAAAAGGTTTGCCAAAACCATTC